GCTTCTGAACATTCAAATTCAAATTTTGCAGCTTCTTGTGCTTTTCTATCTGTAGGATTAGCCATAGCGTTGATAGCTCTCATTATGCTAAATCTTTTAGTTTCTTTCTCAGTTAAACCAATTTCTGTAGGAGTTTCTAAAGGAACATCATTAGAAATATTTTCTAATAATTGTCCTCTAAATTCTTCAACAGAAACACCATCTTTAATAGCTTGATTAGCTAAATCTCTTTTATTGTGTCTTACACCAAGATCAATAATTTCTTTTGAGTTCTTTTGAAATTCTTTTCTTGCTTCATCAACACTTTGAGTTCTAACTTCATCAAGATTAATTTCTTGTTTTTCGTTTTCCATTATTTCTACCTTTGTTGTGTTTAATGTTTGTTTATTTTTAGAACGACCTACGCCAACAAGTCTGCTTTGATCTGCTGGTACACTTACAGAACTAATTTCCATAGGCGTCCAACTTGCACGATAATAAGTTTCATCATCTTTGTTATATCGTTCCATCTTATCTACTCTGTAGCCTACAGATATATTCATGCGAATACCATCGACTACATCTCTAAAAACTTCTTCAGCAAGATCAGATTTTCCAAATCTGACTACAGCTATTGTCCTTTTAGCTGTCTGATCAAGTTTAAATTCTTCTACAACACCAATTTGTTTAGTCATATCGTGATCTAACAATAAAGGTGATCTTCCTGATTGCATAAACTCCATGTTTATATTTTCAGGTGCGTGTCCTAGAACTTCCATTCCAAAACTACGTTCTACTGGTTCTTCAGAAGATACGCCAACACGTACCAATCTTTTTTCTTCATCAATAAATTCAGACCTAGATAAATCAATAGTTCTGTAGCTAGTTTTTATACTAACAACTTTTCTATCTTTATCTTCATCTTCGTCATAATGATAAGGTCTAGCTGATTCCATTTCCTTATCTTCTTCTTCAACCATTTCTCTATCCTCATTATTCTTTGCAAATTCAACAATAACTTTATTATCTTGTTCGCTAATATTAAGGATATGTCTATCTTCTTTATCTTTCATAGCTTTTTCCTCGTTTTTTGTTGATAAAGGATGTCCTTCAGGTAGCAGGTCTGTATCATGTTTGCCGCTTCTGAATCTACCATTTCTTAAAACATATAAAAAACTGTTGATTCTAGCAGCTGCCCATTGTTCAGGACTACTAACATTAGGTCTTACTGAAGCTGGATTAGTTTTATAAGCACCAATCCCTCTCTCGTAAACTTTTGATAAAGTTGATACATTAGTCCTTTTAGATTTAACATTACCAACTTTTTCATTATGTTCTTCTACTTTGTTTTCAATCATTTTTCTTGCTTTGCCTGATACTGCTCTTTCTTCAGTATCTTCTACTTGTCTTACATCTATTTTTCCACCCATACCTGAGTGGTTTACACAATAATAATAAAGATCAGGTGTATCTTCTGTAATCTCAATGCTTATAGATGCGTTATCTTCACCTGCTTTACCATTAATACTTACACCTGTTTGATATGGTTCTCCGTCATTGTGTGTGCCATCTTCTGTAGTAGAAAATCTTAATGCGTGTGTTTTGTTAGATGCATCAGATATATCAAACTGATATGTATTACCCTCTAACATTACTAAACTTGGTGATAGTTCTCCATCTAAATAAAATTTATTACCTTCACCATATTTATTTTCACCTGCTTTTATAACTACCTTATATTCAATAGTTTCGTTTCTTACGTTGTCAATGCTCCTATCTTCTTTTTTCATTTGTTCTACTAATCTGCTTGACCAAGAATATCCAGCATCACCACCCCATAATGCCCATGCAATTCTACCATTTGATGGATAACCTTCTTCACCTGAATCAAATCCTTCAGCTTCTTTATCAACTTCATGTCTACTAAAAAAGCTATACATTCTTTTAACTGTTTCATCAGATAAGTTTTCACCATTGACTATTTGCCTTGCTCTAACAGCACCTATTCTAGTTCCACCACGACCAAGTTCTTCTCGCCAGTCTATGCCTTTTTGTGCTTCAGCTTTCATACCCTCTGTTGGTTTAGGCATCTTCTTCATCCCCACCTTGTATGTTAGCTTCTACTGGTAGCTTAGTTCCAAATGGTTGATATGCTATTTCTATGCCATATTGTTTTGCTAGTTCTACTTCTTTTTGATGTTGTTCAAATAGTTCTTCAACATCTCTACCATAAGCAGCACTTATATCAGCATAAGTAACAGTTCCATTTTGTAAACCTAATATGTTTGATTGCATTTCTTTTAAAGGATCAATCCATGCAAAACTTCTAGGTATATAACTTATAGCTCTAGCAAACTTGTCATACTTTGCTATAGGTAAGTTTATATAACCTGTAGATATAGCCATTTCTAACCATGACTTAAATATAGGGTTTATAAAATGCTCTATTACAAACTGTTGATACAGTTGATACATACTTCTATCTTCTAATGCACCTTGTCTGATTGAAGAGTAGTTGACTGAAGTGAGATCGTTGGATAAAGCATGATATGAAATGTTTAAACCACTAGCAATACTTCTCAATATGCTTGTAGTAAATGGTTCAAATGCAGATGTTGGATGAGTAGGATCAAAACTTTCAAAAGACATTCCTGCTGGTAATTGCTCAAATACTCCTGCTTGTGCGTTCATAGTAGGATTGAATGTATCTTCCATTTCACCATCTCCGACATAACCATCGCCATCAGGTGAAGTTATAAAACCCATTTTAGAAGCACCAACTCTAGCTGCTACTATCTCTGCTTCATAATATCCATTAAGCATTTTCATATTAGCTATGATGGGTGCAATAAATGATACTCCTCTTGTTTGTTCTGCTCTTTGTGGTAAGTAAGCGTGTATTATTTCATCTGCTGGAACTCTTATGTATTCCTGTTGTGGTTTTGGATATGTATTATCGTATGGATGTTTTTTAAATAAATGATAAGCAACTGGTTTACCACCCTTATCAAGCTCAACACCCATCTTAATACTATTACCATTTTTTAATCTTGTTTCATTTTTATTTTCGTCTAAATGATCTGCTTCAATAAATGTAATTCTAAAACCAAATGGTGAATTGCTATCTTTTACTTTTCTTACTAATACCTCGCCATCTCTACAAAGCGTTTCAATAAATATTTTTTGACAATCTATAAATGTAAGTCTTTCATTTACAGTACAGTTACCTAGCTGTCCCCATTCTTTCCAACCTCTTTCAATAAGCAGGTTAGCTCCAATATCTAATGATTGGTCATCATTTCTTGCTTTGGAGCTAACTCTTACGCCCTGCTTTCCGATCACATTAGATACCATCAGGTTTAAGTATCTTGCAATAAATGGATCGTTCCTTGCTAAATCTCTACTCCTATCTCTTAGAAGTCTTATGTTATCTTTAATTTCAGCATCAGCAGAGGTTGAGCTAGTTATAAAATCAGCAAATAACCTGCCTGTATTAGCACCTGTATAACTTCTTTTGAATTTTCTTTTTGGTTTTTTACTACCACCAAATATGTCGTTATACCATGCCATTATGTTAAGTCTGTTACATTAGTTGTTTGAGTTGATCCAAAGTTTACTTTTACAGTATTACCTGAACCTTGTTTGTTTCTTATTCTTGCAAGTTTAATTTCTTTTAAGTATTCAGCTTTATATCTATCTCTAAATGTTAAAAGTTCGTCTATGCTCATTCTTGATAAAGACCTACCTGCTATAGACATTGAAGATTGATCCATTGAAGCTCTATTTTCAATAACAGCTTCTATTGCATCTAATACTATCTTTGCATGACTTCTTAGATCAGCATTTGTATTAGCTAAGTTTTCTGTAATAGTTGTTCTTCCTGAATCAACCATAACTCTATTAGAATCAGAAGATTTAGTTATATATGCTTCCCAAATATAATCACCAACTGTATAACTTGTAGTGCTAGAAGATGCAGCTTCAATGTAATAAGTATCATCTGCTTCAGTAGCAGTAAGTGTGAATTTTTTTGTGCCACCACCACCAGCGTCTAAATGAAATTCATAAGTTAATGCAAAAGAACTTACTGGATAATCACTTGCAAGATCATCCCTACGCCATGCCCAATAATCTCCAAGCACAAGCTGACTAGGTTCTTTAGTAGTATAATTTGCTCTATCAAATGCGTTAGACAAGTAAAAACCTCTCTTTTTATAGATTAATCTACTACTAACACTAAGGTTCTTTAGTATATTGTCAATATTTTAGATGCAAATAGTTACTATTTCCAAGAAGTAGCAAAATTTTGCCTATTTATGCCTTTTTTTTGCTTTTTTTGTGTATTTTGTTGATTAGTGTTGTCCTGTATTAATATTTTTTGTTCAATAACATCATAATTAGGATTTAAAATATAAATAGCTGCAAAGTTATAAACTAATGTATCTAATGCTTCATTTCTAGGTCTTATTTGTTTCCAAACTAAAGACTTCTTACCTCTAAGCCATTTTGTAACTCTTTTTTCTGCTGTTAGTTGTTTAAAGTATTCTTCATCAACATCATTTGGAAAATGTAGTGTAGTAGATTCAGGTTCAGTAGATAATCTAGCAAATATAGCTTCTTTTGCAGTATCAGTACCAA